CCATAATTCGTCTTATTTGATGCCGAGATATAGGCTTCCCTGCTCGGTTCAAAACCCCTTTCTCAGCTTAATAATCAGCAATCTTTTACATACTGATCCCCGATGCTCGCATCTTTAAAACGCCTCTAATGACCTTCTGTTCGTACTTGTTCTTGTAAACTTTCCCATCCTCAGCATACCAGTATCCGAACCTAGCCTTACCGCCGATGCATAGCCCTTTAGCCCTGCGTTTCCTAAGACCTTCCTTGACTAAGGCCGAGGTCGTCAAATTAGCGCTATGGACCTTAGAATGGCATGGAGCGCACAGATTGACTGTCTTTGTGCCTCCTAGAACTCTAGGAACAACGTGGTGCGCGTGATCTGCGGTGACGCCACATTCAAAGCAATCGTGATCTTTGGTCTTTAATTTGGGCATTAAACTCAGCAAGCATTTCGCGATAATCTCTCGCATAGAGTTTAATAGGTTTCCCTGAGTCTGCAAGCATTTGATCTACCTGAGATTTTCCGTATTTTGCAATCATAAACATCGTATAGTTCTGAGCCGCGACTCCATGTTTCATTCCGAACAAATTGCAACCAGGGCATTGCGGCCATACATTTCTCTTATCTAGTGAGAAATAACTAGACTTACCTTTCGGCAACCAGTGACCACCGTGAACCTCGGTGTAGTGCTTAACGACTCCGCACGTCACACACTTGCAATAGCCTTCGTCGTCTGCTTCCTCCAGGCGCCGGAGTAACTGAAAAGCCTTTAGTGTCTTAGCCCTGAGCGTCTCTGGCACGTCTAAACTCGCTGTCTTCTGGATTGGCTAATTGTACCCCTTTGTCTAATCCCCAGTGGAAAACCTTCTCCATAAAGTCATGCATCTCACCTTTCGTTAGAGTAGACGTTGATCGGAGTTGGTTCTCAATAACCGTACTGCCAACATGGATATTCTCAGTGCCAAGAAACTCATTCTTCATCAGCTTCTTGACCATGTCAGGAGTCACGTCTATCTTGCTTGAGAAATACTCTGACATCTGTCCACACCACATATGGAATAGAGCATTCTGACTGAGACTTCTAACCGTGGAATACGTTTCAAACTTCCAAGCTATAGGCCGGCTAAAGTCCATCTCATTCAATCTGTCATGAAAGTTCTTGATAACGTCAGCAACGTCCCGCCGATGATTCACCATCCAGAACTCACCTCTCATTGAATTTATCTTTGAGAATATCCCAAAGATCCTCAATGATTAGCCTGATTTCAAACCAAAACCTCTCAAATAAATTAGTCATTGGCGAGCCTTAAAAAGTCAAATACGTCCATCTTCAAATAAGCGCAAACTTTAACTACTAACGACAGCTTTGCGTCTTCTCTATATCGCCACTGAGAGACCTGCTGTTTAGTAATCCCCATCTGGGTAGCCAGTTCAATTGAACTGACCCCCAGTTTCACCTGTGCTAGTCTCAGGCTTTTGCCGAAGTTAAAACGGTAAGTCGTCATCTTCAATCCCACTTGCTGCCGGAGCACTTGAATTAAAGACATCCTTCATCTCGCCTCTCATGATCGGCTGGTTGCCAGAGTTCTCGTTCTTCCACAAAGAAAGATCCAAGGTCTCACCTTCTTTGATGTCTCGGTGAGCAACGACTTTCCCGCTTAATACAGGGGCCTTTGGGTTCTGGCTATCAGTCTTCCACAGGCTTACTTTTCCACGATTATCATATTCCATACATAGTTCCTATTTTCTCAAAGTTTAAGTTTAAATCCTCCAGTAGTTTTTCAACTGCCGCTGAAAGTCCGGCAATGAACTCATCGTCTCGTTTTACCTCCATAATGAGATTTGAGTGATCAGGGTGATAAGACATAAAGAAATACCTGTCAAAGTCCATTAGCCACATAGTCCCTTGAACCTGAGCGTAATACTCCGAAGGCATTTTTCCATTACTTGCACCTTCTGCAAGATACTTGACATGGACTGCGGGTGATGGGCATTTGATCTCAAGCCCTACACCGTCTACCAGCCGGTCGGGGCTGCAACCAACAGTCTGATCATCGTTGGTTACAAAGCCCACTTCTCGGCAGGGTAAGTCGGTCTGAAACTCAAACACATTGGCTGCTTGTGGTTCTAAGTCATTGCCACGCTGCATCCAGAATGATTTGAATCCTTCTTCTCTTTTACCACTCAGTCTTTCGGCAAGAAGCTCATACATATACTTCTCACCAGACGCTGAAGGCTTCCCTTTAGGCGTTACAAGGTCCTTGAACTTAGACGCTGACGGCATCCCTAGCCGTAGCCTAAACCACTCCTCAGTGCCTTGATCTACGTTGTGAATGATCATTTAATTTGCTTCTGCTTCTTAGCTTGAAGCTGATTCTTAGCCTGAGCGAACTGAGACTCGGTTAATTGTTTCAGATCCTTTACACCGTAAATTTCCAGAAACTTATTGCGGTCAGACTTGGTTGAATCTAACAACGCATCCAGCCATGCAACCTTCTTGTCAGAGATGTTTTCAATGCCGATTGTAGTGTCAACCGTTAGATCTTGAGCGTCCGTATCTTCGTCACCACAAATTGAGAACATAGACTGACTTTGGAATCGCTTGAGGTAGGTAGCCATAGACCCAAGGTCCTGCATCGGGTTCTTGGCTTGAGACGAGATCGCTACGCTGGCAACCTGACGAATCCATTGACCGCTTGAATGCGTGACCTGGGACGTTACCGCAACTCGGTCGCCATAAGCCTCTACGGTCTGCATGAAGGCTAAACCGTTAGCCGCGCAAACAGGTCTAATGCAATTAAGCACAGACGTTAGATCAGCGTACTTGTTCTTTAAGAACGTATTTTGAATGTTCTTCGCAGGATTGCGAATTTCGGCTTGTGCTTTACTTAAAGCAGCAGAGATTTCTGCTATGTTTTCGGATTGTTCCATCGCCTTCCTCCAGACAAATAGATATTGGAGGTAAGATTTTAACGGTTATGGCGAATAAGTCAACAAACTGAGTGATTAATTTAAGGAAGGAACGTGGTATGCTTCTCGGATTCTCGTGCTTCCTCCGCACACGGCCCCTTCGGGGGCCAACTTTAATAGACCCAAATAACCCTAGCACTTGTCCTAGTGTCTACATGGACAAATCCTTTTGCCACGCCGATTCCACTGAATCCCAGTTTAATAGCTGCGGCAACCAGACGATAACGCTGAACCCCACCGCTAACAGCAATATCAGCAGCGCGGCCTGTCGTGTGTTGTCCTCCGCCGCCAGGCTTTTTAACTTCAAGACTGTGACGAGGAGACCGATACCCAGACGTAATGACAAAAGGAAACCCAGCTTCAAAGCGTAGTGAGTCCAGCGCGTGAACAAATTCTTCTGAGATCTCATTTTCACCAGTCTCCTGACAAGCAAATTCCTCTAGCGTAAAATACTTAAACATCACTTATCCCTATGCACCGAGTTCTTCTTCTCGTAAGTTCTCATTGCGCCAAGACCAAGCATACCCATCAGCACAGGCATCATGGTTTCAAGAGGGACAAGAGGTATAACTATGTTTATACCTAACAAAGCTAGGACAAAGTTGCTGAATGGAATAGTAATAAAGTTGCCAAACATACCCAAGACGCAAACCCATCCGAGAGCGGGTCGCCAACCTGACACAAACACCGACTTGTGCTGCGACTCCGATAGATTGATAGCCATTTGACCTTGAGCAATTTCTTGCGCGTATTTCTGCGACATGGTAGCAATTTCATGCGCCAAGGCGTTCTTCTGGTCTTTGTCCTCAATGAACTTGTCTAACAGGCCCGCAACAGGCCCTATCAGTTTTTCTATCACCCTTATGGTTCTCCTTTTACGCAAGCCGTTACTATCTTGCCGTAATTTAGTTTTTCCGCCGCAATCTCACATTCTTCAAGGGTGTCAAATTCTATCCGATCAGGTGATACCCAACTTCCGATCATTATCACTAATATAAACTTCATTTGCTTGCTTTCATTTCCTCCAACTCTCCTTCCAGATGCCCCAGCCTAATTTCTTGAGCGTAGTTTATTCTAATGCTTTCTTGCACTTCCGCAGGAGGTGCCCAGTTGTTCCTAAAATCGG